CCTTCTTCATCCCAGTTAGGATATTCTTTATCTACAGCAAATGGACCCTTCATAATACCAGTACCAAAAAGAGCAGACTCAAAAGCTGCAGCACGAAGATGCTTCTTAGCATGAGACTCCTCCAATTGGTCGTGGATCTTCTTTTCCATCTTTTTAGCTGCAATCTCTGCAGGGTGCAACTGAACTGCACTAGGAGTTTTTCCTGGACCTTCTTCAAGCTTGTCTGCTACAGGTTCTAGATCATCTTCTAATCCACCCATACGTTGCATATACTCTGGAAAAGTTTCTCCAGGATTTAAACCACCAGATTTTTCTTGAGCCTGTTCCATCTGTGGGTTAGTTTCAAAGCTAACTGTTTCAGGTACATTGTCAGGAAGAACTGTTGGATCAATAGTAATAGGAAACTTATTACCACCAAACAATACTTCTGCAATCTGTCCATATGCAGCAAGTACTTTTGTTTTAGTAATCTTAACAAATACACGAGACTTCTCTGTAGAGGTAAACTGAACATCAGGGCCATACAACCCACGATAGTTACGGTAAGACTGAATCCAACGTTCTTCGTCTAGCTGACGAGCTGTTTCAGCTTTACTGTATTTATCTTTTACAAATTGAACAATATGACCTGTCAACGGATCAGAATAATCTTCCTCTGCTACATCTTCGATAGCAGAAGCTTCTTCCATGTCCATTTCCATTGATTCAAATTCTTCTTCCATGTCTTATCCTTAATATCCAAAGGTTGGATCTGATGCTTGAAAGCCTGTTCGTTGAGATGCAGGATCAAAGTCAAATATATTACTACGAGGTCTTGTCATTATACCGTATCTAATAGCATCGTACAAGTGATCCTCTGCATGTGTATCTACATCTTCTGGGTTATTTTTATCTAACGGAAGAGAGGGTAGCTGAGATATAACGTTAGTGCAATTAGAAAAAAACACAAGTCTGGGTTCCTCCGTAAACTCGTCTATCTGTAACCTTCTATGTAGTTCGTTTTTACCTGCTATACGAGAACCTTTTGATCTATCTGAAGGTCTCCATCTACAACCCTTCATAATCATCTGTTCAGCAAGGCTAGGGCCAGTATCACCACGATTATGCCAAAGAGAAGAGTCAAGAACTCCATAACGTATCTTTTCGTTAGCCTCATCTTCAATTTCTAAAATCATATCAGCTAAATCTGTAGCTGTAACCTTAGATACATATAGCTCTCTGTAGACTACCAGTTGTTCTGATCCAGGAACTACAGTAAACCAAACCACGCCAGTGTAGGAACCATAGCCATAGTCGCAAGCTCTAAAACGTATCCAGTTGCTAGGTATGTCGTATGGGTCAATGACATGGTCACGTCTGTTAAACTCTGGGAAAGCTGCTCCCTCGTTAATGTCCCAGTCACCCTCAAGCAACTGTCTGCGTTGATGTTCAGGCAGAGATAGAAGGTTGGCTTCATAAAGACCATCGTCCGAAAGGTAAGGGTTGTCGAAAAGGGTGGCTGGAATAAACTTCCGTTTGAACAGTGGCTCACCCTCTCGACTATGACCTTTCGGCCAAGTGATCACGTCACCATTCTCATCAGTGGCATGGAACGACTGGTTTGGAGTCTGAGGATCAATGAACGTTCTTTTCACCCATTGATGTCCAGGGCCACCTGGGTTGCTTGTTGCTCTCATGTACAGTGGCAAACCAGATGCCTTGGTAGTACGGAGACGTGATCTCATGTAGTTCCATGCATAAGGTGTAGGCCATTGTGTAAGTTCGTCAAAGCCAATCCAATTAAAAGCCTGACCTTGGTATCTCATAACGTCATCATCTCTGTCAAGATATGACATCCACAATGTAGCACCTGATGGAGCTACCCAAGTCTTATCTCTTTCCATAAACTTAATTCCAGGAATAGCTTTTGGATAGAGTTGTTTACTTACCGATATAAGTTCTCTAAGCTCTTCTGTACTACGACGAACAAGCAGCATTCGTGCATTTGGGTTGCCCAAGTACCTAACTGGGTCTGCCACCATTGCATACGATTTACCACCACCTGCTGCGCCTCCGTATAGGACTTCTTGTTCTGTTGCTGCTAGAAAGGACGTTTGTGGTCCAGGGTTTGGTTCAAAGATTACCTCACGAGCAGCTTGCTCAAAGTCTAACTCTTCAGGCTTCGGTTGAGCTGGAGTCGAGATAGTCTTTTTGTCCGAGCTGTCTACCTTCGAGCCTTTCCGCCTTTTCAAGGGCTTCTTTGTACCTTTGGGCGAGGTAACGTTGAGTTGCAGCTTCTGTCTTACGTCTTTGCTCAATTTTAACTCTCTTGTATAATCCTACGTGGGAAATATATCTTCCAGACTGAGTACTGAGCCAAGCTGAGACTTCTCTGTAGCTATAATACTTCAGGAACTCTTTAGCTTTTTCAAACAATTCTAATTCTTCTGGAATTGGTAGGAGTATATCACAATCATCTGGGTCTTGTCTATAGCCAAAGGGAACATGTCTTCCAACTCTAACTACAGGTTTCCAAACGTACTCACCACCAATTACTTCAGGTTTAGGTAGGGTCCAAGTTTTATTCGTTCTCATTATCTTTTTGTGGCAGGATAAATAGTGGGCTTGCAGCAGTGACTTCTACTTTCTCTGTCTTTACAAAACCACCACGATCTAGGACATCTTTTGCAGCTGCCATCTTTTCTTTATTTCCTAGATCTGTTGGGTTATTCATAATCTCAAACATTGAGTATGCAGCTTTGGTTGCAGAAGAAGCAATAAACTTCTTTGTTAGTTCTGCAATTTCTTCTGCAAGTGGTTCTGCTACTTGTCTAGAAGTAACAGCATCAGCATACCCAGCAAGCTTCTTAGCTTTTACTAGGTTGCCACCAGCTTCCTCAAACAATACGTCAAGGAACTTCTGTTGTTTTTCTGTTAGGTTTCTAGCCATTATGCCACCATATATAATATAAAGCCAAGAATACCAAACCCTAATGCCAAAAGCAAACTTGTTACTGTCCAAGTAATTATAGCTTCTTGTATTTCAGCTTTACGGTACTCTTGTTCTTTCTTTTGTTTTCTTATCTTAGCTTCTGTAGCTACAAGCTCATCCCAAGCAGATGGCCCCATAGTAAAGCTAATGTAGTCCTTCAGCTCTTTTCGCATTTGTTCAGCTTTACGTTTAGCTGCAAATACTTCCATAGCTTCAGCTTCTACAGAACCACCTAGTGTTTTCCACCACGGAGGATTCTTTACTTGCTTCTCAGCTTGACCTAGATCAGACATGTGGCCAGCCCATTGAGTTAGCTGGCTCGACATGTCCTGCAGGTCTTTGCCAATAGCAAAACCTTTTTTAAGTGCATTGAAGGCTACAGTGGCCCCACTGATTATCGTAACTGGGTCCATGAGCCTCCTCCCAAAGTCTCACTTCACTTGTTGTTAATTACAAACTCGTATAGTGTTTCTGCTTGCTTTTTAACTTCTTCAGGTGTGTACATCTTTGGGATGTATTTTTTCCAAGCATCTAAAGCTAAATCAGTATTTTCTTTAGTCTGCCCCATTACAGTTCTAGCAATCTCAAGCTGTGTGTCATAAGCCTTATCTAGCATTTCTTTTGACATTGCCAAAAGATCTGTCCGTATTTGATACGGATTTGATGTGTATTTTTCCATGTGTGTGTTTCCTTGTGTGTTTAGATCATGTCGCCACGAACTACTCTCTTGATATCACCTCGGCCAATGCCTAGGTCGTTTAGCTCTCTGTCGGACATTCTCCAGAGATGCATTTCAGCAATACGAGCATTTGCTTGGGCTTGTCTTGCTTCAATTAGTTTATTGAAAAATCTTTTAAACATTTTCTACTCCTATGTTATACCCTTACTGGGCAGGAGTAGTTTTACACATATAGTTATACTATACTATTATAAAAAATGCAACCCTGCTATCTGTTTGGTAGAAAGGTTTCAACTACAGTTACAATAGAGTCTATATGACCTGCAGATGTAGGGGTAACTTGTATCTTATCCCCTGCTTCTAATACAAGTTCAATATTATCATACTGGACTGAGTCACCAGCATTTAAACTTTTAGAGGTAACAAACCCAGAAGCATAGCTTTCTGAGCTATCGTACCACTTAACCTCTACAGTATTTGTAGAAGATCCTGAATTATTTACTAGTAAATATACTAACTCTGCTATGCAATTAGCAGGACATGTATACACATCTTCTGTAGTGGTTCCTGTGTTATGGCCCCAAACAGATTTTTTAGATCCAGGTCTTCCTTGACGGAATATTGTCATTTTTTCTTCAATACTTTCTTAATTGTTTTGACTACCCAAGCTTCATTAACGTCAGGTGTAGAAGGATCATCTCCAACTAGTTGACCCTTCTCGTTTCTAGCACGTACTCTGACTGTTTCTGTGCCTTGGCTATTAATAAAGTCTAAAACAGCAGGATCTTTAGTGTGCCACTCACCACGAATCTTTTCGGCAAGGACAGTCCCAATATGATCTACAACCTTGTCACCTTCTAGCTTCATGACCTGGACATCCTGTTAGGTTTCATAGAGGCACCGCAGTTAGCCATACCACCATTGTTATAGCCTTTTTTATGAACCTTACCACCATGCTTGTAGCCCATCTTCTTAGCTACTGCTGGAGCTGCTTTCTTCAAAGCCTTCATACCTTTATTCATAGGTTTCTTAGCCATGCCACCAGACATCATACCAACTCCATATTTTTTGCTATCACCTTTTTTAGTTTTTATATACTTTTTCAAAGCAGATGACATTTTATAATCTCTTTCTTTTTCAAAAAGAGATGCTGCTTCTTCTAAACTACGGTCAGGATATGCAGTTTGTGCTCTTCTAAGAAATCTTTGCTCTTCTTGAGTTATCTCTAATCTAGAAGGTGTTTCACCTTTTTTATCTAAACGTTTACTTTTAGCCATTATTTTTTACCCTTTTTAGTTGCTTTGTGGTAGCCTGTGCCACCACAATGTGAGCAACCTTTACCTTTACACTTTGGACACTTAGTCTTCTTCATTATCTAAACTTTCTAGTCTTTGCCGCAATCTTTTTGGGCTGTTTTACAAATTGTTTGCCTTTAGCATTGCCTTTTGCTTTTGCTCTGTTAGTAGCAGCTTTTTCTCCAGACGACAAAGAGTTCCATGCAGCATCTGGCAGGTATCTCTTTTTACCCTTCGAGGGAGATCCGTCCGAAGTTCTCCATTTTTGCTTTGTCCAGTTTTTTAGAGACTTTTGAGGCTTCTTCATGACTTGTAGCCTCCGCCTTTGGCTTTGTATTGTTTAGCCAACATTTGGGCTTTTCTCGCAGACCATTGTCCAGGCTTGCCACCTTTGCCACCTGCTTTAATTGAGTTAAATAGAGACTTACGCATTCCAGGTTGTGTATAGTTACCAGCTTCATTTACCTTACTCGTAGTTCCACCTTTGCTGTAACCTGTACTACTTTTCTTTGCTTGAATAGCTTCACCTTGCTTTACAGCATTAATACGTCTTTTGTAGACTTTTCCAGTCTTACCCCAACGATATCCACCTGGTACTTTTTCTACTGGCATTACGAACTAGTCCCCACTTCAAAACATGCTGGTACGGCATATACATTTCTTTTTAGCATACTTGCAGCTACAGCTTCTGCCTCTTCTCTACAAGCTTTTTCACTATAAAAAGCTTCTGGTTTAGCTCTCACTTCACAGGATAAAGCAGAGGGATCAAAACAGACTAACATTATGGCAATCCACATTAGGAACCTTTCACCCATTTCTTAGATGGGGATTTAGTTTTGGAGGGAGACCACTTTACTTTATCAGCCCAGTATGCTGCAGACATCTTACCCTTTTTGATATTCTTTGCGTGGCGAGACTTAAACGCCTCTCGTTGTCCTGCAGTCTGATTGGTTTTCACACCCTTCTGACCAAACTTGATATACTTATACTTACCACCTTCAGAAGCCATAACATGGTGAGACTTACCACTGTCGTCATTTAGACGTTGTGGTTTGTTGACTCCTTTAAGGCCAACCTCTTTCATCTTGTTTTTGACTCGTTCAGGTATAGCCATTATCTTTTTCCTGCTCTACTGTTTCTAGGAAAAGATCTATTAGCACGTTTAGTAGTTACTGATAAGTTCTTTGCCCGATTGTCTCTAGGATTACCATTACGGTGATTGACATCTTTGCCATCACCTTTCTTAACTACTCCAGCTTTTTTAAGAGTATTACGTGCAGCATTTCTAGAAGCACGGTTCTTTTTCTGTGCTGGAGTGCCTTGGTATCTATCGTATTCTTTACGGTAATTTCTCATGTAATTTTAGGGGGAACACAGGACGTTTGCTATATTACCCCTACTCCTTATCTGAATCTATTATACTTAGGATTGTCTTTACGTCCAAATAATCTTAACACAAAATCCGTACAAGATCTAGCTATTTCTGTTGGAGTCGGTAATAGCCATCCTAAAATGAGAAGTAGGATTACCCAAGGTGGGATATTTGTGTTTATGATATCTAGGTTTTCCACTTTACCTGTTTCAACCTCTTTTATTATTTCAGTTTG